ACAAAACAGAGCTGTAACATCTAGAGACTATGAAGCGATTGTAAAAGAAGTTTATCCTAATACAGAAAGCATTTCTGTTGTTGGTGGAGAAGAATTAAATCCACCTCAGTTTGGAAACGTTCTTATTAGCATTAAACCAGTAAATGGAACTTCAGTTAGCGACTTTGATAAGAGAAATATTTTAGATAGACTAAAGCAGTATACAGTTTCTGGTATTAATCAACAAATCATCGATCTCAAGATTCTATTTGTTGAACTTGAAAGCTCTGTTTACTATGATACTAATCTCAGCAATACACCAAATAATCTAAGAGCTGAAGTTATTAATGCACTTGAACATTATGCAACTTCACCCGATTTAAGTAGATTTGGTGGAAGATTCAAGTACTCTAGAGCCCAAAAAGTTATTGATGAAACTAATCCAGCAATTACATCCAACATTACTCGTGTAATCATTAGAAGAAATTTAAATGCAGTTGTTAATGCATTTGCACAGTATGAACTTTGCTATGGAAATGCTTTCTATGTAACTCCAACAAAAGGAAACATTAAGAGCTCTGGTTTTACAATTGACGGCAATCCTTCTACTTGTTTCTTATTGGATAGTCCTAATCTAGACGCAAATGGTAATCTTGATGGAAGTGGTTTAGGAACAATTTCAATTGTATCTGACCTAGTACTATTGAACGGTAGATTGCAGTTTAATGTTGTTGTAAGTAATGCAGGAATCATTAATTATACTGAAGGAGAAATTACATTAACAACAGTTAAAATTAGTGGAACTTCTATGCCCAATGATGTTATCGAAATTCAGGCTTATCCACTTTCTAATGATGTTATTGGTCTAAAAGATTTGTATGTTTCTTTGGACGTTTCCAAGAGCAAGATAAATATGGTAAGAGATACAATCTCTAGTGGTGAACAGATTTCTGGCGTAGGATTCAAAGTCACCCCAAGTTACGGTAACGGTAATCTAACTAGGTAAAATAAGGTAACAAAATGATTGAAACCGGTATTGATGTGAGAGTAAAAATTCAGGATATTGTTCCCTCACAATTACCTGGATTCATTCTTTCTGAATCGCCTCTCACCGATGATTTCCTACAGCAATTCTACGTCTCCCAGGAGTTTCAGGGAGGCGCAGTTGACTTTGCTTCTAATTTAGATCAATACCTGAATGTTAATACTCTTACAGAAGAGTCTGTTTTTGGAAGTTATGAACTAACAGAGGCTGTTAGTGAAACAGATGATGTTGTATTTGTAGATAATACTAAAGCATTCCCCAATGAATGGGGTTTGCTAAAGGTCGATGACGAGATCATGACCTATACCGGTATCACCACCAATAGCTTCACAGGCGTTGTTAGAGGCTTTAGTGGTATTACCTCATACCATGACCCCGCAAACCCCTCACAGCTCGTTTTTGAGACCTCTCAGGCAGCTCCTCATGCTGCTGGTAGTAGCGTACAAAATCTTTCTACCTTATTTTTACAAGAATTTTACGAAAAGCTAAAATATCAATTTGCCCCTGGTTTTGAGAACCTTGGTGTAAGCACTTCTCTAAATGCAGGAAATTGGATTAGAAATGCTAGAACTTTCTACCAAACTAAAGGTAGTGAAGAATCTATCAGAATTCTATTCAAGGTTCTTTATGGCGTTGAGCCAACTGTTATTGATCTAGAAGATTATCTAATCAAACCTTCAACAGCTGATTATTCTCGTAGAGATTATGCTGTTGTAATTCCAGTATCTGGTAATCCATCAACTTTGAATGGAAAAAATCTATTCCAGAGCAATAATCCTTCACTATCTGGTGCTGTATCTGAAATTGATCCTTTCACCAGAAATGGTATTCTTTATTATAGAATTCTATTCTTCGTTTCACCTGATGAGCAGGAAGAAGAGCAGAAGCTATTTACTCTACCCGCTAGAACAAGAGCTCAACAGCCTTGGACTTCATTAGATACAACTGTAACTGTTGATAGTACAATTGGTTTTGATGATAGAAACAAAACCTTCTCTACAGCGGATGGAACTGTCTTTACTTATGAATCAAAATCTGTAAACCAGTTCTTTGGTGTAAAGACTGAAGATCCTACTAAGACCATCGCTATTGCCGATGAAATTTTAGAAGACATTACATTGGTTGGAATCAATGATGATGGAGAAGAAGTAAAAGTAAGATTAACTGGTGTTATTTCTGGAACTGAATTTGATCAGCAACTAATCCTTTCATCTCAAGGTGAAAGAATTTTTGTTACTGAAATTGGTAGACAGATTTTAAATGATACTGCCCTAACAAATCAAAATCTAAAACTAACCTATGATCAAATTGTAGCTAATAGTTTTGTATATAATACCAGCGTAAGATGGGAAGTACAAGAATACAATTCTTCATTCTTCCAACTTCGTGTTCCTTACATTGATAAGTCAACATTAGTTATTGGTGATCTTGTAGATATCCTTGTTAGAGGTTCTACTCAAGTTCTACTAGCTGATCGTCGTGTAGATTCTGTTGACTCTGTTAATGGATCTGTAACTATTAATGATACAGCTCAACTTCCTCCTGGACAGGAAATTGATATTAGAAGAAAGCAAAAATTTGCTAGCAGCCTTCGAGTGCCCATTGATTATGGTAATGATCAAGTACTTGCAAACGTAAGCAATCTTTATGACGCAAGAGATAATGATTCAGCTTTTTACGTAGCTACTAATTCACTACCTGCTTATGAAATTCAGGCTGATGTTGTTGAAATTGAACAAGAAAGCGTTAGTCTTCTAAATTTTGAAGATTTTGATAGCTTTACAGATCGCTATGCAACCTTTGTATTCTCTTCTCCCGTTCCATTTACAACTGGTGATCTAGTTACTTATTCTGTAGATGGTGAGAATGAGCCCTTCATGCCTGAAGGAAACTATTTTGTTGAAATTCTACAAGATAGAAGAAAGGTTAGATTCTACCTATCTCCTTCTTTCATTAGAAGTAATAATTTTGTAAGATTAGAAGGTGTAACTAATCCTGGTACTCATAGTCTAATTCTTTCTAGTCAATCAGAGAGAGTTATCAAAACTCAAAAAGCACTTGTTAAAATTCCTCTAAGTGGTGTTGGGCAGAATATCAGTATTGAAAATACACCTGCTCCTATTGAGCCCGGTGCAATTGCTGTACTTACAAATGGCGTAAATATCAAATCATATGATTCTGGAGATAGATTTTATCTTGGTCCTCTAGTACAGGTAAATCCTGCTGGTGAAGGTGAAGGATATGACGTAATCAATCCTCCAAATATTCAAGTATCTGATGCTGGTGTATTAATTATTGAACCAGTAGATTTTAATGTTGATCCAGTTGCAGACAGAGCAGTTGTTACTCCAGTATTAGAAGGTAAGTTAGAAAAGCTTCTAATTGATCCTCAGCTATTTGATATTGAAGAAGTATTTTCAATCACAGTTACTGGTGGTAATAGTAGAGGTGCTATTTTAGAGCCAATTTTTGAAAGAACAAACAGATCAATTTTCTTTGATAGCCGTCAAGTTAAGTTTGGTGGTGGTATTGATCCTATTAACGAATTATTGCAGTTCACTACCAATCACAATCTCCCCCGAGGAGAAAGTATCATTTATAACAACAGAGGAAATCAGAGCATTGGAGCCGGAGAAGCAGGAGGAGATAATTTTGGACAAGGTGATTTAGCTAATGGTGGTGTATATTTTGCTGATCCTATCAACAATACTACTATTAGATTATTTGAAACTTTAGAAGATCTAAACGCCGGTATTAATACTGTTGGTTTTACTTCTGATAAAACTGGCTTTGGTATCCAGTCTTTTGATACCGTAACCAGAAACAGATTGGTAGGCGCTACAATTGTTGATGATGGAGGAACATTCACCAATAGAAATCTAAAATTTGGGGCAGTTAATGTTGAGCCAGTATATGATTGGATTGTTTATAAAAACCATGGATTCAATACAGGAGAAACTGTAGTTTATACTGCAGATACAACACCTATTGATCCTTTGGTTGATGGTGAGTCTTACCTAATTTTAAAAATTGATGAGGATAAATTTAGACTATGTGAGTTCGGACCTGAAGATGATCTAACATTTAACTTAGATAGAGAGGAATTTATTTTCCTCCTTGATAATGGTGGTCCACTATCCACACATTCTATTAGATATCCAGACATTGTAGCCAATGTTTCTGTTTCTTTTGGATCAACCATTACTGGTCAAGTTGTAGCAACTCCTTTCATTAAAGGTGGTTTTACACATGTATATGTTGATGATGGCGGAATTTATGGTTCTGATGTTATTAACTTCCAAAGAAATCCAACATTCGATATACAGCAAGGGGAAGGTGCTGTTCTAAGTCCCATTATTAGTAATGGTGTAATTCAAGGTGTAAGCATTCAAAACCCAGGATCAAATTATAGTGGCGCTCCAGAGGTTGTTGTTGAAGATAGAAGTGGCTCTGGTTCAAATGCTTCCCTAAGAGCTGTTATTGTTAATGGTGAGGTTGAGGATGTTGTAATTCTTAACGGAGGACAAAATTATAATCAACTAGAAACCAGAATCACTATTTCAGATACTGGTAAAAATGCTATCTTCATTCCTCTAATCAGACCTCTTCGTGTTAACTCACAGGAGAGATTTGGCTATGAGAATATTGTTAATGGAGAATATTCCATTACTTCATATGATAGAGAAATTAGAGAAAATGTCTATAATGATGTAGGACTTGTTCACTCTCCAATTATTGGTTGGGCTAATGATGGTAACCCAATTTACGGACCTTTTGGTTATGAAGATCCTAATAACATAAATTCTCCTATTCTTGCTGTAGAAACTTCTTATGAATTGGACGCTGATCAAGTACCATTCAGACCATCCTTAATTTCTTATCCAGCTGGATTCTTTATTGAAGATTATCAATACGTCGAAAATGATGCAGTCAATGCACTCGATGAGTATAATGGTAGATATGCAAGAACACCTGAATTCCCCAATGGTGTCTATGCTTACTATGCTGGAATCTCTACAGATACAAATTCCTTGCAAAGGGATCCTGTATTCCCATACTTCTTAGGATCTGAATTTAGAGATGCTCCAATGGATGGAGCTCAAAGAATCTTTAAGCAAGAAACATTTAATTTTGATAATAGAATCTTTAGAAATACCTTCCCTTATGCAGTAGGTCAACCTTTTGCTGGAAGTGAGTTCTTGGATCAATCTTACATTACTGATCTACAAGAAGTCCGAGTAACTGATATCAGACCTGGTAGAATTGATGGTTTGCAAGTTCTAGCTGCTGGTGTTGATTATAAAGTTGGTGATAACATTGTATTCGAAGACAATGAGGATAACATCAGTGCTATTGTAAGTGAGGTTGTTGGTAAGGATATTGTTGATCTTACTGTTGATACTTTAGAATATTCACCTGATCAAGTTAAGGTGATTAAAGTTTCTGATGAAAACGTAAGATTCTATGTTTATCCAGAGCATGAACTACTTCAGAATGAAAATGTGATCATTAGTGGATTAGGTACAGAACTATCTCAACTAAATGGTCCAACATCAATTGATGTAATCAATACATCAATGAGTTTGTTCTCTCCTATTCCTGTTCAGACTGCTGGAATTACAACTGATATTTTTGTAAATTCTATTGTAGATAACGTAGAACCAGAATCCCTAATTTCTGTTGGAGCTGGTGGTACATTTGAAACCATGCAGGTTATCAATGTATTCCCAACTGCTAAAGCTTTGCGTGTTTATAGAACTATTCCATATAGTGAAGAGATTGGTATTGGAACACCAATTCAGGTAAAGCCAAATTATTTCGAGATTCAAACAAGTTCACCTTCATTTGATTCTAGAACAGACGAGGTTTATTACTTCAACCCATTCCAAACAATTGCCGCAGGTATTGAGACTGGATCAGGCGAAGTTCTAAATTATCAAATTGGAAATAGATCTGAAGAGGTGTTTGTTCCTTACGGAAGAATTTACGCACCAAATCATAAATTTAGACGTGGCGAGCTAATTGAGCTAAACATTTATGATAATGATGGATTTAGTCTATTTGCTAACGGAAGTTCACTTGTAGTACCACCCCCAGGCGAAGAGACTGCAGATCTTTATGTTGCTAATGTATATCGTGACTTCATTGGTGTAAAAACTTCTACACAAGGTGAAGAAGCATTCATTACTGTTAAGGGACTTGATAACCCAAGATATAGTATTAGATCCAAGAGATTTGCTGAGCAGGCACTCGTTCAAAGAGTTAGTGCAGAAGTAACAACTTCTGAAGAACATGAATTAGAAAATAATGATATTGTCAATATGGTTGTAAAACCTCTAGGCAATTCTGGTATTGGAACTAATGCAACTGTTAAAGTTGCTTGGAGTCAAAATACTCAAAGTTTGGTTTTTGATCCACGTAGATGCCAACCTTCTGAAGTTGATATTGATAACAATCTAATCACTATCAATGAACATTCATTTGTATTAGGTGATTATGTTCTTTATGAAACTGTCGGCACTCCTATTGGTGGATTAGAAAATAATGAAAAGTATTATGTTCTACCTTTTGATAATAATCGCTTCTTCCTAACAAGAACATATGATGATGTAACTATTGGAAAAGAGCTACCCATTGATCTTACAGGTCAAGGTCAAACTACACATAGATTCAGTAGAGTCAATCCTCAAGTCATTATTACCAAGAATAATGATATTGAATTTGATGTAACAGATGCATCATTGGTTGGTAAAGAGCTAAAGTTCTTCTATGATCCTTCTCTATCTGAAATTTTCTTAAATAACGGAATTGATAGCGACTGGCAAGTCAGTGGTATTGGTACTGCTGGAGTATCACCTGATGCAAGAGTATTTGTAAATTATTCTGATAATAATCCTGATATTCTTTATTATGGTATCGATGTTGGTGGTTATATTTCAACCGCTGATGTTGGTGCTCAAAATAATAACTCAATTGAATATAGAGATAGCATCCTAGCAGGATTCAATGAAGTTTCTGTAGTTGGTCCTACTACTTTCAGATACTCCGTAAATGATGTACCTGATAAGAATTCCTTCACTGCTGGAAGTGATATTCTTGCTTATAGCACAAGATCTACTAATGCTAAAGGTGGTCTAGCAAATACTAGAATTATTAATAGTGGTAATAACTTCTTCACTCTACCTGAATTCTTAACTATTGATAGTGAAGAAGGAAATGGTGGTTCTGTAGTTGGTATTACATCAAATATTGGTAGACCTGCTAATTTGAATATTGTTAATGCTGGTTGGAATTATTCCGCAGACCCAACAATTTCTCCAAGAGGGGAAGTTCAGCCTGTAGTTAATTTTAATGATAGCGACTTTGTAGTTTCTGTTGATATTTTAAGTGGTGGTAAAGGTTATCAAAGTGTACCTCAATCAGTTCTAGTTGATAGCGTATCAAGAGAAGCTGTTGATAACGGTGCAATTGTATTTGAGGTTCAATCAAGCTCTGTTTCTGGTGTTAATATTGAGGTAGCTCCAACTGGACTATCAAGGAATAGTCATGAGCTATTCCCAATTAATAATAGTAATGGCGTTCCAATTATTAGAATTATAGGAGTTGATTCTCAAGCTGGAGTCGCAACCTATACACTTCAAACACCCATTTTTGGATTTAGTGAGACGCCATTTGAAGTTGGTGACGAAGTATTCATTGAGAATATCTATTCTTTGAATAATACTGTCACTAATCTAAACACAGCTCAAAACGGATATATTTACTCAACTGTTCTTGATTTTGACGAGAACGCAAATCCAAATAGAATTACAGTTCAATATCCCCAAGGATCCAATATTGCAATTGGAGCTACATTCCAGAATGCTGTTTCTTCTATTGCTAATAGAAAAATTCTACCTCAATTTAGAGTAAATCAAGAAACTGCTATTTTTGTTGTTGGTGAAAGACTATCTGTCTTTACACCTCTAGGAACTGTTATTGAAACTGATCTTATTATTACCGAAAGTAATACTAACTTCTTCAAATTTAGAGGAAGTTATGATCTAGCAGTTGGTAATAAAGTAAGAGGTAATGTTAGTGGAGTTATCGTAACTATTGCATCAATTCGCAGTAATGAGGTAAGATTCGAGACTTCAACTATTTCCCGCACAAGTAATGGTTGGCAGGATAATATCGGATTCCTTAATGACGATAATCAAGCTCTACCTGATAATGATTATTACCAAAATCTATCTTACTCAATCAAGAGCCCAATTCCTTTTGAAACATTAATTGGACCAGTAAACAAACTAGTCCATCCTTCTGGTCTCAAAAACTTTGCTGATACATCTTTTGAAACTGTTTCAGATGTAAGTTTCGGCTCTACCAGTAATACTTCTATCACACTTGATTTCCTAGGTCTAACAGACGTAGCTCAAACACCTTTGCGTGTTGATAGAATTAACTATTTTGACTTTGCTTTTGATCAGAATGTTATCTTTGGTACTACTAATGCAATTAGGTTGCAGAGTAGAACACCTAACAAGAGACTAACAGATTATATTGAAGTAAAGACTAATAGAGCTCTATTACATGATGATATTAGCTTTGCATTCCTAGATCAGGATAATGCTACTGAACAACTACCATTTGTTGAATTCCCTGTAATTAATCAACAGCTATTTGCTCGCGGTGTTCTACAAGCTAGAAATCCATTTACTGATGAAATTCAGTTCACTGAAAGTGTCTTCCTTTTTGATTCTAATGATGCATTTACACTTCAAAAAGCTGAAGTTAGTGATATTCCAGAATTTGCTGCTCCTTATGGTAAACTAGATGGAATTGCGTTTGGTAGTGAATATTCACTAATTTACAATGTTGATAGAGAATACCAACTCTCTATCGACCTAGACTTTAAACTTTATATCAATTCATTTACTGGTGGTAGTGGTCCAAATCTACAACCATTAGAGCTTGGCTTTATTCAGCTTTCCGGTGATAACGTATTTGTTAACCAAGGAAATACTGAAGAAATTTACAATGCAGGAACAACCGATACTACAGATTCTGTTGCCCTTTATGTTCAGGTCAATGATCAAGCTGGTAGACCTTCTTATTATGAGGTTTATGGATTTAGATTGGGTGGTGATACATATCAAGCCATCTACAACTTTGACTCACAAAACTTCTCCGGCTATAGTGATCTAACAACAGACAACTTCGAAGTTGGTATTGGTACACAAGGTGAACTAACAGTTGACTTTACTAATGATAGTTCAAACAATTTTGTTCAAATTCTAACTAAATCTCACAGATTTAGAGAGAACTTTGTTGGTGTTCAAACTTACAGATTCTTGGCTGAAGGACAAAATCCTGGTGGCGAAGAGAGCCTATTCCTAACTGGAACACGCTCACTTGGTGCAGTAGGTGATCCATTCATTGATATTATCAATGTAGACGCTTTCAGAGTCCAGTCAGTTAGAAGTGTCGTTTTCATCAAAAATGAAACTGATAACTATGGAACCATTCAACAGTTGATGTCCGTCAATAAAGTTGACCAAGGTTTATTTGATACTTTCACAACACAATATCCATTCATAACTGAGGGAACAGAAGAAATTATAACTAACCCAGATGAAGTTGGTATTGGTACTTTCGGTGCCTTTATCGATGATTCTGTACCTAATAACGAGAGGTTTATTCTTAGATTCTATCCTTATGCCGCTCTACCAAATCCTGGTACACAAATTGAAATTACTGGCTACCATGAGTGCTTCTATAGACAACTTGATTTTGTAAACTACACAAATACACCATTAGAATATATTAACAATGAGGATACTTATTATCTAGAAAGATATATTGCCCCTAATGGTCGAAGAAATGACACACGTAGATTCCCTCTAACCTATAGAGGTATCCCAATCTATAAGAAGGTTTTCAACCCCAACTCTCAAATCATTCCAGCCCCTGGTGATGATCCAGCTTTAGTTGTATTCTCAATCAGAGAGCACTTCTTTAGCACTGGTGAGGAATTGATTTATGAACCTGGAACAATTGATTTTGGAGGAGAATTCTCACCTATTCAGGTAACTGTTCCTAGTAAGGGATTAAACACACCATTTGATCTACCATCAATTGTTTATCCTGTAAAGAGAGATCTAAACCGCTTCTCAATCTCTACCTCATTTGCTGATGCTAGCAATAATATTTTCTGTGATGTAGTTGATTTTGGCACAGGAAATGGTCACAGCTTTGAAATGGTTAAAAAGCTAGAGAAGAGTGTAATTACAATCGATGGAGTTCTACAAGCTCCTATCGCACCCGCTCTTCTCTCATACGAACTATCTGATGTAAATGTTGGTGTTGATACAACTTTCATTGCTCTTACCGGTATCGGCACACTCTCATTTGGTGACCTACTTCTAGTTAATGATGAATATCTTGAAGTTGAAAATGTAGGATTTGGTACTACAACTGCAGGTCCTATTACTGGAACTGGAACATTTAACATTGTTGAGGTTGAAAGAGGTGTAGTTGGTTCTATTGCAACAAGTCACACAGTTGGAGATACATTAGAGCTTTGGAGAGGATCTTTTAATATTGTTGGATCTGATATTATCTTTACTGAATCTCCAAATGGTAGAGGAAGAATTATCATCAATGATAGTAATATTGTTGAAACCAATTCTTCATATCAAGGAAGAACTTTCCTTCAGCAGCAATACGATCAAATTCAAGTTTATGATGATATCAGCCCTAGATTTGATGGTTTAACAAATACCTTTGACTTAACTATTAATTCAGGTCAACCGGCAATTGGTAATGATCGTCCTGGTAGTGCTGTTCTCCTTATTAACGATGTCTATCAAACACCTCTAACTGATAACAACCCAGGAACTGATGGTAGACCAAATAATTATGAGCTTAGATCATTCCCAGCTACTGGTCCTGGTATTACAACCGTAGTATTCACAGGTATCCAATCTAGCAACGGGGATCGTATTGAGTCTGAATTTGATATCAACCAAAACCAAATTCCTAGAGGAGGTTTAATCGTTTCCTTAGGATCTACTCCTGGACTCGGTTATGCACCCCTAGAAGGCGCTAGATTGCGTGCTTTTGTAGATGGTACTGGAGCAGTCGTAGGTGTTCAGAAGACTGATTACATTGGCGTACAGACGGCAGTGAGATGGGCTACTTATGATAATAGAACTGGTGATCTAGTTGTATCTGCTGTTGGTGATGCCGAAACTGCTGCTATTGCAGTTTCAGATGCTGATTATAACAATGTAAGCGGTACTCTTGTAGTCACTACTGCTCAGAGTCTAGCTGGTATTGGAGTTAGCAGAAACGACATTGTTGTTCTTGCTGATCTAAACTTTGAATGTTCATCTGGTGGTGCGCCTTCTCAGCAACTATTCCCTGATGAAAATGATACATTTATCGTTAATCAGATTATTGACGATAATACATTTAGAGTAGATGTTGGACCATCCACAATTCCTCACACCTATATTAGCGGTGGTACATTCCAAAAGTTTGCACCATTTGAATTTGGTCTTGAGCATCAAAATCCAAAAGCCACTTATCTAAGTGGATTAGGTTTCACCTGTGATTCTGGTACTAATAATCAGTTTATCTTCCCTGATAAGCCAGGTGGTTTTGGTTTCAATGGAGCAATTAATGCTGCTCAATTTAGTATTCCAGTTGGAATTTCTACCATTGAGCACTTCTATGATCCAACTATTTCAGTAGGTGTAATTGGAGAATACAATGTTCTAAATGGTGGTTCTGGATATAGAGGAACTGTAGACATTCCAGTCATTGATCCTAATGGTGTTGGTGTAGGTGCATCTATCATTGGTATTGCAACTGATGGTGGTATCCTTGATATTCAAATCATTGAGCCTGGTAGTGGATATAGTGATGAGCTATTCCTAGATCCCCCAACTCCTAATTATTCAAATCTACCAACAATCGGTGCTTTCAGAAGAAGTATTGGTGTTACAACAATTACAGGTGTAAACCTATTTGTAACATGTGAAGTTGGTAGTGCAGCAACTTCTGTTGGTATTGCATCCACACTACTACAAGTAAGAAACTTTGAAATCACTAATCAAGGTTATGGATTCTTCCCTGGTGATGTTATTGAAGTTGTTGGTCTAGTAACTGCTTTCGGGCTTTCACAACCCATAGCACCATTCCAACTAACAGTTATTGACACATTTAGTGATAATTTCTCAGCTTGGAGTTTCGGTCAACTTGATTATATCGATAGCATTCAAGAACTACAAGATGGTGAAAGAACTAGATTCCCATTACAATATGAAGGCGATCTTCTATCTTTCGAAAGAGGATCTGGTGAAGATTCTCAATCAATTGATTTGGATTCAATCGTCCTAATCTTTGTTAATTCAGTTCTACAAGAGCCTGGAAAGAGCTATGTGTTTGAGGGTGGTACATCCTTCGAATTCTTCTTACCACCTCTACCACAAGATAGAATTGATGTTTACTTCTACAGAGGTAAAGAAGGAATTGATTCTGTTGTATTTGACGATATTAACGAGACCGTTCGTGAAGGTGATGATGTTCAATTACTCCAGAATCATGCCCAAGACGGCGCTGCTCGTAAAACACAGAATATTAGAAGAGTAACTGAAATTCTTTCTTCAGATACAGTTGCAACTCCTCTATATCTCTCACGCGGAGATCTAACTTCTATTGATCCTAGACCTCTTGCTTGGGATAAGCAAAAGCGTGATGTGTTCATCTATGGCGAGGCAAAGGCTAAGACTAGAGATTCTATTGAACCAATCATTAGACCAACTGCTAAGATTATTAGAACAGTTGATTCGTTATCAAGAACCTTCTATCTAAACACAGCTGAACTATTTGTTTATGAAAATAGTTTCCTAGCTCCACCTCCCGCGCCTGACTTTAGCTGCAGAGTCTATCAAACTATTCCTAGTGAGTTTAGACCAGCTACTGCATCTGCAATCGTAACGGGTGATGAAGTTACTTCTTACATTATTACCGATCCTGGTATTGGCTATCCTTCTGCTCCTACAATCTCTGTTTCAGCTCCTGTAGGATATGCACAGACTCAAGCTGATAGTAGAGCAACTGCTACAGCTACCATTGATGCAAATGGTTCTGTAACTTCTATTACACCTGTCGGACTTGGTTCATTCTATGATGATTCTAATCCTCCAC